CGCAGGGCATCCGTGAGCCAGTCCATGGGGTCTGGTGTGCTGTGGGTCGAAAAGACCGCGGCATGCCAGGGTGGTGATGCGGGGGGACCCGCTTCACCATTAGGGGAACTCGCCTTTGGCGAGGGTCGTGAGCCGTCGACCACTGGTACAGCCTACAAGCGTTTGAGAAAAGATTTAGCAACAGCGATGATTTTCCAACATTTGTTACCGCACCATCAATTGGATTTATTGCGGTATGCTGCAACCACCGGAATGAAAATGGGCGAATTTATTGAATGCTACAATTTATTCTGGGGTTGGCCAGACAGCAGGCTGAGGGGAGTGCTGACCTTATGCTACACCAGAGGATGTGATTTTCTGGCTTATGATGATTATGTTCGAGATCTCACACGAGAAGGCATCGAACCGAATCCGGGTATGGCATATGGGAACAAGGTCAAGTCATTGCAGGGCAAGAAGCTTATGAAGGTTAAGCTCATACGACCGCCAAAAGCGGCCATTAAGAATGCTCTTGTTCAAGATGCCATCAATGAAGCGGTGGATCAGAATGATGGCTTAAATGACGCACTCCACGAACTCGGTGCCATAGAATGCGCAAAACCTAAAGAAAAGAGGGCTCCGAGACCAAGTGCGGATATAAGAAATCTCGCAGACAAAATGAGCGAGAATGTGTTTTGCAATGTGAAACACTGCGAACCTAAATGGTACACGCACCTTTTAGGTCCCGTCGTTGGTGGCTTGGTGGGTCTGTTCTCTCCAGCCATAGGCGCCGTGGCAGGAATTTCTACCGCACTGTTAGCCCGACCCTTATTGAGAGCCGCTACTCACTTGTTGTCGAGATACGTTGTCAATAAGTTTAAAGGGAACATGGCTAAAACTACTCTGAATCAATATGTGGGGAATTTAAACAAGCCACGCGATTCAACAGCCAATGCCTGTAACACAGTGTTAGCGCTGCTGATGAAGATTGCGAACTTCATGGCTTGGCTGTCAGGTGGTAACCAGGTTTTAGGTATCGCAAGACCTGTAGATACAGCCATAGTCAAGAACGGTGTCGACATAAGACACTCGTCCGCAAATTCTTCAAAAGTTGATTTGGAGCCAGTCAGAATACAGCGTGTGGAGTATCTGAATTTTGTCACAAGTATGGAAACCACACTTTATGTGGAACCGTATCTAGCATCCGAATGTTGCGCACATTCGTGTTTGACCGACAAATCGACAATTGAGACGATTAGACGTAAGGCTTACTCCAATACACAATTGAACCTTCCTGTCGTATTTCGAGGGGCAATCACATCTGACACCACCGTTCTGGCGGAAGTGATGAAAACGACCTACGCAGCGGCAGGGCTTTCAGTCTGGGATTTAAATGGAGTACGGGGCAGCGAGGTCATTTGGTTGGCTATGGCTATCGCAAGTGTGACATTCGTGACCCTCCTGCCCCCAATCCGACGGACTGTAAGATCATATTGCATGCGAGCCGCGGCTCGCCTAACCGCAAAATCTACATGCATTCTCTTGGGCCAATATTAAAACTAGCTCCGCCTATAGCGGACACGGACCACGCGGAAACCATGATATGGGGTTGTCAAATGCGGTATTTGTCTAGGCCACCACCAATCAGCGATGCATTATGGCAGGAGTTGTACAATTTCGTGGCTAGGGAACTAGCTGCAAATTTCACTCCTCTTGAGTTGGATGAAGTACCAACTACACAAGAATGGTTGGATGAGTCAAATTATACGGGCCCAAGGAAACGGGAGTTGGAAGAGGTCGACAAGACGACTTGTGGAGAGGACCCAACTTCTGGTGAGTACGTCAAATTGAACGGGTTTGGCAAACGAGAGACTTACCTGAAATATAAACCACCTAGGGGTATCAACTCTCGTTCGGACAAGTTTAAATTATTTGCCGGACCAATCATGGCTGCCATAGAAAGGCAGGTGTATAAGCACCCAGCTTTTATCAAGCATATACCCGTCAAGGACCGCCCACTCTATATAAGGGAGATGTTAGGAGGCAATCCAGGGCCGTTTTACGCCTCAGACTTCTCTCATTTCGAATCGTTCTTCACACCGAAGCAACAGCGCGCATTGGAGGGCCAGCTCTATGAGTATATGCTAAAGAAAGTACCTGCTGGCAGGGTCTATGCGAGGATACTGCAGGGCAAGAACATCATCCGCTATAAGAACTTCACCGTGCATGTTGAAGGCGTGCGGATGTCTGGGGAGATGAGCACGTCTCTAGGAAACGGATTTTCAAATCTTATGATTTGGATGTTCCTTGCAGAAAAGAAGAATATCAGCATCCGAGGTGTGGTCGAAGGCGATGACGGCTTATTTGCACAAACAGGTGGTTCTTACACATTGACGGAAGCTGACTTTAGGTCTGTGGGCTTTGAAGCGAAGATTGAGGTCCACCAAGACCTCTTATCAGCAAGCTTTTGCGGAATAAGCATGGCCAGCGATCTGACGTCACTCACAGACCCACGCAAGGTACTTCTTAATTTCGGGTGGTCACACTCGCCGTCCTGTGGTCCGAGTCCACGTGTGCGGCTAGAATTATTGAAAGCTAAGGCTCTGTCTTTACTTTATGAGCACCCGAGATGTCCTATATTGAGCCTGTTGGCCAAACGCACCTTAGACTTGTGCGGGAATGTGAAAGCGCGGTTTTCCTCAAATTGGTATGAACGTCAGATGGCTTTTGAGGTCAAGGAATATTCTGATTGGGCCCACACCGAATTTGGCAAGGGTGTCAGCGTCCCTGCCCGTTGCAAGTTTGCCGAGCTTTATGGCATTTCCGTGGAGATGCAGGAGGAATTGGAGGATGCGTTAACCGCATGGTCAGGCGGTGAATTGCCCGACATATTTAACCACCTCTTCTATGAAGGGTACGGTGATTGTTGGGACTATTATTCAAGACTAGTCGCGAGCTATGGCTCCCCGATACCCAGCTGAAGGTTTTGTCCTGGAGAGGACGTTAATCTACTTAGCGCATGGGTCCGCTATATGACTCTATGGGGTGGTAGGCGACCAATATTTGGTGGACCAAAACGGTGGTTTAATAACCTCAATAGTTCCGTGCTAACAAAAATGCCGAGAGACTACACGGATCCGAACTGCCTTACCATGTATAGTCCCCGTTCTGCTAGGGTATCCCATACTATGCAGAAAAAGAAAAACGTTAAGAAGGTCTCCCGCTCCGGACCAAAATCTAGGAAGCAACAGTCCGCCCGCACTGAAAGCAGAGGCGGAGTTCCAGCGGCATATAACGTGGTTCGCGTCACGGGTGTGCCTAGAATGGTGACAAAACCGAGTAATGATGCTAGGGTCGTCATCAAACACCAGGAGTACTTGACACCAGTGAATGGAAGCACCACAGAACTCACGACGATGTACAACATAAATCCTGGGCTGGACAATATTTTTCCCTGGTTGAGTGGCATAGCTCGAAATTATGAATCTTACCAATGGAAGAGTTTGCAATTTGAGTATGTCCCGCAGGTCGGAACGCAGACAAAGGGCAGAGTCATGATGGCAGCTGACTATGATGCCAGAGATGCAGTAGTGTCCACCTACCGTAGGTTAGGATCGATGCACGGAGCAGTCACCGGGTCGATCTGGTCAGTAGTCAGACTGGCGTGTGATTCGGCGGATCTGTCGAAATCGAAGCAGTATTACGTGCGATCTGCTGCTGTGCCAAGCGGAACCGACATCAAGACTTACGACACGCTTAGCCTCATGGTCAACGTTGGAGGTACAGTGGACACAGCAGTTTACGGAGACATTAGAGTGAGCTATGTAGTCGAGTTGATGACCCCACAAGTCCAGAGTGATGAAGAGTTCGATCTCAGCAAAAAGATAACCAATCCAAGTGCCACTGCCGCAGCGCCGTTTGGTGCTGGCGTCGTGGTAACTGGAGGTTTGGACATTGCACCCGAATCTACTTCACAGCTGAGATTCGATAAGATAGGTGAATACCTCTTGTCGGGTAACTTCACAGGCACGGGTGTCACACCGGGAGCTCAACCCACTTGGACTACAAGTTCGGGTGCAGCTACAATACTGAACGAAGCGTGCACTACAGACGGCGGTGCACTGAACAATGTGTTTGATCAGACCATTCGTGTCACATCCGCCCCGTGGGTTGCAGCCATCAATTTGTTGGCAGCCACGGTGACAGCCGTCACACTGCGCTTTGCGAAGTACGACTCACACTTGTGAGCCAATACACCGAGACAGCGGTTATAAAATCTAAAAATCCATAAAAATACCCGCACATGCTCGAATCCACCGGTTTTCCA